ACCATTACGCCGAACATCTGCGGGTTCGTCACCCGGTGCCCGATCATAATCTTGGCCGTGGTTTCTTCGGAAAGGAACTGGTACTGCTTGTCTGCGTCCGAAAGGGAGAACGGCTCAACCGTCGGGGCCCGGTCGGGTTCGTCGGAGAAGGTCATCCAGAACTTGCCCGCGTTCTGTGCTCCGGCGGCTTGGTTCTCGATGTCCCTACGAATCATCCTCCGCTCTTCGTCCGACGGGATGCCGTTCTTGAAATGAATTGCAAACGAAGGAGAGAGGCCGTTCTTGATATTGTTGATGTGGAAGACCGAAATCTCCTTCTCGAGCTCGATGTAGTTAATCGCTCCGATGTAGTCCGGCTTCGGGTAGTAGTACGAACCCACCGAAAAAGGCTTCATGTAGAGGACCTGGGTGGGGCACTCGTTCTTCGTTTCCGGGTTGAACCGTGCGATAGGCGTCACCTCTTCGCGCTTGTCCATCCAGTTCCTCGAGTAGTAGTACCAGTCCACAATCTCGTTCTCGTCGCAGAACCCCGAACGCACGTTCTCGAACGGAAGGTGGGAGATATTCGCAATCGTGGTCCGGTCGAGGCTCCAGTTCACCTCGAGCGCGAAGCCGTTCTGGATTTTGAGGTCCATCGCGCACTTCCGGAGTTCGGAGTTGAGGTCCCACTGTGCCGCGAGGAGCTTCGCGTTGAGGTCGGCAGGCTCGAACCCCTCGCCGAAAATCATCATGGCGATAGTGGTGCAGAGCGCGTTGTGTGTAGGGCTTGCGTGATACAAGTCCACGAGGTACTGCGGGTAGAGGTTGTCGTCCCCGTAGCTCACCCAGTCCCCTTGAGTGCCCTCGCGGTAGGACTTGGGTACGTAGCTCGCGAGGTTCACGGATTCTACCCTCCCCGGATTTCGAGGGGCTGTCGTTCTTTTACTCGTTGCCATAGAATATCACGTTGTCTTCAAGGGAGATAGTCGGCAGGGTAACGATATCCGCGCCGGGAACCCGCAAGGTACCCTCTTCCACCATAGCCACTACCGCCGCGTTGTCCGGGTCTTTGTTCGAGCTCGAGTTCTGGACGTACACGAAGTAGTCGTAATCGCCCGTCTCGGTGAGGAGTACGTTGTTCGTGGTGGTCGCGTTCGTAGCTACGTCGATTTTCGTGTACCTCGGGTTGTCGTTCATCACGTACCCCACGAAATAGAAGTCCTCTTGGCTCATCCGGTGCACCAGCTTGAACAGGTAATGCGTGTAGGTGTAATCCCTCGCCGCGTCCTGAAGCGTCAAGTAGATACTTTGGGTACCGCTATTCGAGTTTAAGTACAGCATCTCGAGGAATTAGGTGTGCTTCGGGAACTATCTCGTCGAGGTCGTAGTTCTCGGGGCTGTACTTATAACGCGCAAACGCGCTAACATTAACCGAACTCTTTACATCTGCGACCGTTGGGACCTGGCTCCAGAACGGTTCCACCTTCGTCTTCTCCCAGACGTGCATCCGAGAGCACCCGTCGAGCCCTACGTTCCGGTCGGTCCACATCACGGGCACCTTGTCGACTATCCTGCGGCTCATAAAGCGGCCGGCCCCCGAAGCGTATCCCCGAAAGAGGGTGCCTTCGCGCGTGTCGGCTCGGAACATATAGATATTCCGAGACCCTGCGAACTCGTGTTCTGCCATAAGCTCCAAGATATGCGTCCCTCCTCCCGGGAGGATGAAGTCGTCGGAACCGAGTTGTAGCATGAAGTCCCAGTCGGCCCCGCGCATCCAGTCCAGAAGCTCGTTGTTCTTCCTGCCGAGGCGCTCGTTTGCGAACCACTTGTACTGCCACCCGTATTCTTGCGCGAGGGATTCGTGCTCGTCTTCAGAAACGGCGATATACGGCGTTAACTCGGCTCCACCTAGGGCAAACTCTTGCCGGATGCGTTTGAGGCCCTCATAACAGGCCCTCGTAAGCTCTACACGCTGCCATACGGGGATGTGGAGTGCGATTTTCATGCGTACGAGTGGAAGATAGCGGTCATATCTACGCTCTGGGTCTGCTCCCAAATCGTTGTTCCTTGAGGAGGTGCGATATACCCGAAGTAGTCAGCGGGATGCCGGAGGGCGTAGGCCCGTACGTCGAGCCGTTTCATCTGGCCGTAGACGTACAGGTCGGCCCGGTTCCAGTCCTTGTTGGGTCCGAACTTCTTGTAGATGCCTTCAGGATAGTAAGCCACCCCCGTTCCGGGGATATCTACGCGGATGTTTTCCTCATTCCTGCGCAGACAGTGGACTACGTTTTGGCAGTCGGTCCAGTAGTTCCGCACCTTATCGGGTACGATTTTCCCGTGGTGGGTCAAAATCACGTCCTTGAACAGCTCCGAAGCGGCCACGAAGTCCTTCACGTAATCCGGAGGGTACACGAGGTCGTCGTCGAGCGTGAGGAACGCCCGGTAATTCCCAAAGGGCCAGAAGAACTTCCCTCGGTCCCCGAGGTTCTTCCCGTAGTGCCATACCTGAATCTTCTCGTGTACCAGCTCTTCGGGGATAGCGTCGAAGCCGTTCAGACAGAGGAAGAGGCGGTCCACCTGGGGGAGGATACTTTGGACCGAAAGGAGCGAGCCCGGAAACCTGTCCGGGAGCATCGCCATACCTGCGTAGATCATACTGCAAAGAAAAGGCCCCGCAGTATGCGAGGCCCGTTCTTAAACACCCAACCCTATTACGTCTCTTGCGTGTACGTGAGGTTCGTCGTTGCCGTGATAACCGGAGCGGGAACCTTCTCGCGTGAGGTGAACGTAAGCGTGTAGCCGTGGAGGTCTCCCATAGCGGCACCCGTCACGATCGTTCCTCCGGTAGCTTCCACGCCGTTCTTGTATCCCATCAAGAGCTTCTCTCCGTTCATCGTTTCGACGATGATAAAGAGGCGCACCTTCATGAGGTCGGCGATTTCGGCGTTTACTCCCGCCTCCATCTTCGGAATCGTAACCTCGAGGACCTGCTCGTAGAACACCGAACCGTTCTCTACGCTGGCGTTGATAGTTTGAGTAAATGAGGCGTTGTTACGCGACAGCTCGAAGCCGTAGAAGGTAATCGCTTCGGCAGCTCCCGAAAGAGCCCCAGCGGTAGGAGAGGCGGCCCACTTGGAACCGTCCTCGTCGAAGAAAGCAGTCCAGAATTTACGGACGCCTCCGATAGCGTCCTTGCAGGGGAAACCCCGTCCCGAAATTGTGATGTTACAAGCCATGATTTCAATTTTAGGACGAAAGAGAGGGGCCGAAGCCCCTCCCTTCAATCCGGGTTTCTATTACGTCGTCCGGCGGAGCAAGCCGTAAGAATTGTGGTCGACCACCTGCGTACCGAACGCGAACTTCATGATAACGCGGGTAACGTCGTCGCCCGTCACGTCGATGAGGTCGAGGACGCGGGCCTCGGTCAAGTCGGTGAGGAGGTTCGTACCTGCGTACAAGTTCTCCGGACGCGAGATGAGCAGCGTGTCGTCCGGGAAACCTCCGGGCGTAACTACGCGGTAGCCTGCGTAGCGGTCCGCAATACCCGTCGCGAAGAAGGCAAGCTCAGCAGTCCCGGCGAGTGCTGAATAGTACAACTGCCGAGTACCACGGCTCATGTAGATCGTCGCTTCCGGGTCACCCTTCAGGGCCGGAGGACACTGGGTCGTGGTCAACGCGAGCAGCTTGGAGAGGATGTTGGCGGCGGTCAGCGCACCCGTCAAGTTCGCCTCGAAGGTCGGAGAAGCCAACACCATGTGACGAAGCAGACCGTTGAACAGCGTGTAGGTAGCGCCCGTAGCCTGACCTGCGTCGATGTTGTAGTTACCCTGCCACAAGTTGAACTCGATAGCTTCTGCCGCACGCTTTGCGACGTACTGACCGGCCGCGGCTTTCATATCCGCCGGAGCGGTAGCACCTGCCCCGATCATCTGCTCCGACTCCCACGCCATGTGGAGGTCTTTGTTGCAAATCTGGTCGTTAATTTGGAGGTCCGTCGTAGACAGAGCCACATCTTCCAAAGCCAGAGCGGTGGAGGTCGAGAAGGTGCAGGTGGCCGCAGCAATCGCAGAACCCGAGAACTTGCGCAGCTGTGCCCGTCCCCGGACGTTATTCAGGACCGTGACGTAGTTGTTCGCAATCGTGTCGGCTGCGAGGATAGCGGGTGCCACATACGGCAGGGCTTGTTTCCCTACGTAGTTGCTCGTGATAGTGGCATCCGCGAGTTTAATCAATTGAGACATTTCGGAGATATTAGAGATTCATAAAGTGGGACTGGATAGCGGCGACGCGCTGGTCCGTGGACAGGTTCGTGAGGTTCAGGGCCGGACGTTCGCGGCGGGCCGGAGCCTTCGGGAGGGACGGGGTAGCGGCTTTCGCGAGCTTCTGGATTTCTGCGTCCTTCTTTTTGAGTTCGCTCTTGAACTGCTTCGACAGGTTCGTGGTAGCCGCTTCGACCGCGTCTGCAATCATCTGGGCCACCTCCTCGCGGGTCAATACGTCCTCGCTCATATTCTCTTCTTCCTTCTCGGCTTCTTCCGCAGGAGCAGCTTCGGGCATCTCCCAGGTCGCCACCTTCCCGTCCGCCACCGTGAACTCGGTGCCGTCTTCGAGGGTGTACTCTCCGTTCGGAAGCGGAATCTGCTCTCCTTGGTCATTGACCACGAACACGTCTACACCGACCGCCCACTCTTCGGCGGCGGTTTGGATTTCTTGGCCACCCTGAAGTACCGCCGTAGCCAAAGAGACCGGAGCCTCTTCCGACAACAGTGCGCTGTACTTGTTAAACAGGGCCGCCACTCGTTCTTGAATATTCATCTTTGAGGGGTTTAACATTTAACCTTTCGGAGTTTTGATTTTTGACACGGCTTCGGAAATAATAGCCTCCAGCTCGTCGACGAAGGTCTCCGCAGAAAGCTCCGGGATAGCAGATAGGTCCACCTTCCGGGTGAAGAACCCTTCGATACTGAAGCCCTTCACCTTGCCCTCTTTCACCCACTCGTTCCAAATCGCCTCCGAATCTATCTTCATCGAGACCATCCACGTACCTACGGGGACGTTCAAGCCGTACATCCGCGACTTGTCCTGCTCTCCTTCGACGATCCACGACTCGATTACGGTAGTTCCATTTACGGGAACTTCGTGCTCGAGGGTCGCGCGGCTCTGGTTGCCTGCCTTGAAGTAGAGCTCCATCGCTTTCCGTACCGTGTCCTTCGAGAAGTAGATATGGAACTCCTCTTCCCCTCGTTTGCGGTAGATAGGCTTGTCCGGGATCAGGGCCGGGCCGAGCAGAATCTTCCGCTCTGCGTCTACCGTTTGGAAGTGGTACTGGGCAGAAAGGGCTACCCAGTCGGTCTCTATCGCAGGTTCTTCGACCAGCGAGATAGCTTGGATGCCGTAGGTGTCGGCTTCCTCGTCAATTACAAGTTCAAAGATGTCCATTAGCCTACGAGGGACGCTTGGTCCCGGAGTTTTTGGTTAGCCTGCATTGAATTGTTCACGTCCGAAGCGAGGACGTACGACCGGAATCCGGAGGTTTGGGAGCCTTGCATGAAGGAGAGGTCGAGCTGAGGAGGCCCCGCCGTTCCACCCCCACCTCCAGAAGTAGCAGGAGCGAGAGAGCCCGGGGACTCGAATTTGGACTTGGCGATAGCGGCGATTTGGGCAGCACCCGCCGCCGCTACGGTGGCCGTCTGAATCAAGCGGAGAATCGTGGAGGGCTGCGTCTTATCCGTGAGGGCCGTCGTGATACCTTCCGCCGTGTTGATGATAGCGTTCGCGAGGGAGATACTTTTCGAGAGCTTGAAGTTCCGCTTCGCCCGCTTCTCGTTGTCCTTGTCTTGTCCGTCTTGAAGGGCGGTTACCAGGTCGATAGCCGCAGAAGCGAAGTTCACGGCAACCTTCGCCCGGTCCGCTTGAATCTTCGTGTAATCGCGAAGCAGGTTTGCTTCCGAGGTCTGTATCCTTTGGCTGTTGTTTACGATTGTGCGCGTGGTGTCGTTCGAGACCTGCTGCAACCCCTTTACCCCTTCCTGAAGGGCTTCGTTTGTTTCGAGGAGCTCTTTCAACTGCTCCATCTGCGCCTCGTGCGCCGCCTTCTGCGCCTCCAAAGCAGCCGCCGCAGCTTCTGCCCTCAACGAGTTGACCTTGTTCTGAAGCTCCGTCTGGATCGTGGTAGATTCCTGCTGGATGTTAAACACCTCTGCCTCCAGTTCTGCGAGGCGCATCAGCTCCTCCTCGGTGGCTTGAGTCATCGCAGCCTTCGCCCGTGCAATCCGGAGCTCTTCCTGTGCGATAGCTTTCCTATCGTTTACGAGTTTCTTCTCGAGGGCCGCCGCCCGCTCCGCGTCTTTTATCCTTTGCTCGACAGTTCTATTGACGTCGTCCGAAGCCATCTTCAGACGCTCTATTTCCGCCCGCTGTTTGGCGGTCTCAACGATAATCTCTCTCTGTGCTGCCCGCAGCCTCTGGGTAGCCTGCGTAAGAGAGTCCATCGCTTTCGCCTCTTCGCGGATTTCGTCGCCGATTCCTTTCACCGCGGCAGAAGCGGTTTCAAAGGCTGCCTCGAAGTCGCCCGCGAAGAACTCCACGATAGCCTTCCCAAGTTGCGCCACGCGGTCCAGAAGGACGTTGAAGACCGCCCCGAGGAGGTTCATCCCCCGCTCGAGGAGTTTCGCTCCGTCGGCCGTCTGGGTGAAGTAAGCCGCAAGAGAACCTACCGCCACCACGATCGCGCCGATACCTGTCGAGATGAGGGCCACCTTGAGGAGTCCCATTCCCTGAATCAAAGAGCGAGCCCCCGCGACCGATTTCAGGAGCCCGGAGGCGAACCCGCCCGTAAGCTGGTCCAGCCCTCCGAGCGCTTTATTCCCCGCTTCGCCTAGGTTGTCTAGCGAAT